ATCAGATCGGAAGCACTACTTAGGTCCAGCGTTGCTAAAGCGCCGGAAATCGAGCCTTCACGAGCAAGTCCTTTATTGATGGACTGATCAAGGAGGTCGATACCAAAATGCGATAACCGACGGGTCATATACTGCCCAATACCCCTTTGAAACATAACATTCAAAGAAGGTTCTGTGCAAATGCCCCGATCGGTAAGAGCATTCTTCGGGACGAAGCTGAGCCGGCATGGATGGATATCCACGTCGACCAGGTCAGTGTCGGGAAGATCAGGAGCCCTCACGGACTCTTGAGCCTGCACCCACATTGGCAACTGCTCCAGAATAGTATGAACTATAGGAGTCAGATCTTCACTACAGCAGAACCTCTGCCCCAATTTGACCCGGGGAGAGGAGATTTTTCTTTTCGTTTGGGTCGTTGCACCTGGCCCGAAGCTGAGGTTTAAATCCTCGATACTAGGAACATCGCCCAAAATGTTGGCAATTATCCGCTGAGCCCGAAAAAGTACGGACTCAACGTCTGGTCGAAAGCAAAATCTTCCAGATGCCCACAGTTTGAAACGATGGTTAGTATCAAGACACTTCAGCTCGGAACTACGGAATTTCTCGAGTGCTACAGCTTTGCGATCTACTCCCGCAAGCTTGACGTCTCTTCTTTTGGAGGAGAAGGCAAGAATTTGTCGTGAGTGGTATGCGTCGCTTGCATCCAAGGCCGTATAGTCAAGATCAAACTTGCAAACAGCAAGAGGACCAGCACCAAAAACGCTAGAAACGCGTTCCCGGACTGATTCAGCTTTGATCTGTGACAAGTGCCATGTGACCAGTTTTGAAACCGTCGCATTCGTGTCCTTTTCAGAAAACACTTGATCCCAGCGCGTAAAGCGCATAGTTTCTCCTTTCAGGGGAAGATAGGGTGTTGCCATAATGGTAGGCCCGAGGGCCTAGACGCACTTAGGTAGGTGCGACCAACGTATCAAAGAGTTCAGGAATCGGACCCGTTGTTACGGGCGCAACGGAAGTACCGATGTTACCGTCGATGTTCAGCGCAAGCTGACGCACCAGGCGGCGACCATTGGTATCGGAGCGCTCGTGGAAGAAGCCGGT